TGCGTGACAAGGCGCGAGAGTTATTGAAGGTTTCCGGGGCAGTTCGAGCAGACAAAATTATGGCGTCCGTTGGCGGTGATTCGTGGCCAAAGCTGGCGGCTCTTGACTATTTGGTAGAGAAGGGCGAACTTCAACGGGTTGCGACGCAGAATGCGACATGGGCGCAGTTGGAAATATTTGTAAGCGGAAACGAAAATTCGTGAACATCCACAACCAGACATTACGCAAACGCAGCCTAGCCCGAAAACGGCTGATCCTTCGCTTACTAAACAAGGGCAAGAGCGGCAAGGAAATCGCCGCCATGTTCAACGGGATCAGTCACCAGCGGGTTTACCAGTTGGCGAAACAAGCGAGAAAGGAATTAGACGATGGCAAACTTTGAACTTGAGGACAATCTGGACGAAACCGTGGACAAGATCGTTGAGGATGAGACGCGGCGATCTAACTCAATGGCGTATGGCGAAGGATTTTTTCTAGGCTTTGTGGCTGGATCGTGCGTGGTGATGTTTTTTGTAATGGCTTGGATGAAGTGGGGAGCGTGACATGATCGACCTTTTCTACCCGCCGACGTTATACGAGATACACGAGTACTTCTCGCGCTATCCGCATACGATACGCAGCCACGGCAGCAAAGAAGCCGACCCGGAGCCGCTGGCGATAGACGAAGATACCGACCAGCGGGCGCACAATGCCAGTGAGCGTAGAGTGGCGCTGATTATGTTCTTGCGCACCCACAAGAAACACGGCGCGATGACGATTGCGCAGATTCGCTACCACGGCGGGTTCAACAACGCCTACAACACGACGCGCGACGATCTGAATTATCTTGCGAACAATAATCGCATTGGCAAGAAGGGGGATGCGTTTTGGGCGCTAACATGATCGAAATATTCCTACCCATAGCCACGGTGAGCGTCAGCAACGTGCGCGAGCATTGGGCGATGCGTGCGGCTCGTGCAAAGGCGCACCGGCAGCAGGCTTACTTGATGACTGTGCGGCTCAAGGGATTAATCTTGCCTGCGACCATTAAGATTATCCGCGTATCGCCGCGCATGCTTGACGGACACGATAACCTCAGGCACGCCCTCAAAGCGGTGGTTGACGGGATTGCAGACAGGCTCGGAATTGATGACCGCGATCCGCGCGTGACTTGGGAGTACGGGCAAGAAAAAGGCAGGCCGAAGCAGCGCGGGGTGAGGCTGGAGGTCAGGCTGTGACTTGGCCGCTAATCACAGTGAAATCCCCATCAGAGACCGCGATACTCGAAATGACCGGCGCTGGCCCTGGTATGCTGGATTGCCCTGCGCTGCTCAAGGGCGCGCGGGTTACGATCTATGTGGGATTCCCGCGCTTGCCGCAGACGGGGCATGTGCCGCACCCTGCGCCTAAGGTGAAAGAGTGACAGGCCGTCTGTGCCCATGCTGCAACCAGCCGATGCCGATAGCGTGCATCGTCGATGGCTGCGATGCCGCTACCCATCACCACAAAAGCAAGGTTTCACCAGATGGGAGAAAATACCGTTTGCTGCGCTGCGACATGGGGCATACAACCGTAGTGCTCGCGGATGGCGCCACGGCGGCGCGGTATTCGCGGGCACTGGAGACGGTAGGTTGCGATTCGGATGACCCGCGAGACAAATGGCGGCGCAACAGCAATTCCGGGCGGTTTGATGCTATACGACCATCAAGGTAGCCCAAGAATCGCGCCTTGGGCCGTTCTCGCAAGCCGTGGAGCGCGTTTCACGCTTGTCATGCAGGTTCGAATCCTGTCGCCCGCACTCTTTTTTGTCAAGCCCCAATATTCTAAAAGACGATGCCCGCTGGGGGCGCGGGCATCATTTACAACAAGTCCTTAGTCAGGGACACAACAAAGGAGCTATGATGAGTACGAGTGCCGGCAATACTCACCGCAGACCTTTTTGGGATGCAACACCAAAGCAGAAGGGGGTGCGGAAACGCACCCCCAGCGCCGACCGGGAACCCCCAATCCATTTGATATCAGTATATATGCACTATTCGAATTAATCAAGCGTCACTCAGAGGCCGTGGGGCGCGTTTACAGCCTGTCCACCCACGCCGCCAGCCGGTTGATGGCATCGGCCAGCCTGCGCAGGGCTTTGTAAATCACGTTTAGGGCGGCTTCGCGGATCATGGTCAGTCCGTCATGTAGCGAGCAACGCCAATAAAGGCATCCTGCGCGCTGTCAAATGTGTTGTAGGACGCCAGCAGTTCGCCGTCGAGGAAAAGCGCCCAATATTCTCGGTCGCAATCTTGGCGCTGGTGCTTGCACAGGGTTAGGGTTTGCATGTCAGTCACTTTTATGACGGTCACGGATGTTAGACGCAATTTTACTCGCCAAAATATAGTGTTCGCGTTTTTGGAATGCAGAATTCTCGGTGCTTCTTTCGGCCAAATCTGCGCAGGAATTATTTTCGGCTTTAATGCTATCTTCAATCGCCTTTGCCGCCGCTGAATGAAATTTTGTAATCTCATTGTCCGGCCCGAACGGCAAATAGTAATCGGCTTGTTTTTTGTGCCATTGAATAACTGTTGTTACATCCACCATGTCAATCTCCAAAAAGTTTAACGAGTTGCCACACGACATCGGCCAGCAGCACAACTACGAAAATCAGCAGCAGGTAGCCGGTGTCGGATGCGTCTTGGATGTTAGGTTTCATTTCGTGATCCAACCCCGAATTTCAGCGATCTTTTCCGCGTAGTCGAGCGCGGCCATGACTTCGCGCCGGTTTTCTTTGCCCGTCCAGTACGCGCGGCCATCCGCGAGCGTGAATGACCGGCATCCTACCTGCACCATGACTTGATTATCTTTTACCCATGCGAACGCATTCCAGCCGTTAGGCTGCCCCAAGTCGTTGACTTGGCTTGCGCCGTCGAGGCTTGCGCCTTCGAGGATTGCGCCTTCGAGGCTTGCGTCGATGAGGATTGCGCCGTCGAGGCTTGCGTCGATGAGGATTGCGCCGTCGAGGCTTGCGCCAGACTTAACTGCGGCCTCAACGCACAGCATCATCGATTCGCATTCGAGGCTGAAAATTACTGCGCCGGAAATTCTATGCTTGATTTCAAATTTCATGACTGCTCCTTTGATGTGCTATTTGTCGGCGGTGTATCCAAAATCACACGTACCGCTTCCATTTCGTTTCCTAGAGCGATGATGCGTGCTCTTATTTCTCCTGTGTAGCATCCGCGCGTTGCTGAATGTTCCAGATATCCGCGCATCTGCAAAATTGCATCGCTCAATACATCGCTAATCATGATTGCTCCTTTTTGAGTTTGCTACGAGTGCATCCGTTCGCAGGCACGTTCGATGCATGCGGGCTGAGGCGCTATTTCCTTGGGTTAATCAACTCGACAACGTTTTCGCTATCGTAAGCGGCTTTTGCCGGTATTTCTCCGATGGCGAGTGAATACGAATCATGGTTAAACGGTTTGAAGATAACCACAGGTTCATTGCGTAAATTTGCCTGAACGCACGCAACATTTCTTGCTTCGTGCCAAGAGCTAAAATTTAATTCGTTTATCACGATGCCCTCCGGTTAGTTAAGTGCTTAACGGGAATACACGTAGTAGAACGCTGCCGCCCACGCAATGCCGGGAACGGGCACGAGATTGCCGAATCCGTCATCAGCGAGATTGCAGCGGAGTAAAGGCGCGAGGGTGAGTAAGGGTGTCATGATGTATCTCCAGTTAGTTGTGTTGCCTGCGCCGTTATCGATGCAGTGAGGTCATTATGAGGTATTATTTACCCCATGTCAACAATTATTTATGCAATGAAAACAACAACATAACAAAATAGTTGAAAAAAGCCTAGAAATAATTTATCATGCGGGAATGGAAACGATACAGCAGGCTGCGAAACGATGGGGCGTCACTCGGCAATGCGTCCACAACTGGATAGCGCGAGGGTTCGTCGCGTCAGTGTCGCTCGGGCCGCGTGCGACTATGGTATTGACCAAGGAGCGGCCTGTTACTGCGCCGCGTGGACGGCCAAAAAAGTAGTATGATGTTGCATCGCTGCCGGCCAGCAGCGTGCAATCCGGCAAGGGCGGGGACTCGACCCCTGCCCGAGCCACCTAGTCGAGAGGTTGTATGAATTATTACCGCCGCTACATAGGCGATTATCAGCGCGACACGCCGCACTTATCCCTTGCAGAGCATGGGGCTTACACAGTATTGCTTGACGCCTACTACGCTAACGGCGGGAAGGTACCAGCAGATCACGGCGACTTGTGGCGCTTATGCCGAGCGTTTGAGGACTACGAGCGCAAGGCCGTTGCTCGAATAGCTGACGAATTCTTTCCGGTAAACGGTGACGGTACCCGCCACAACAAACGAGCCGACAAGGAACTTGCTATTGCTGCACCAGCCATTGAAGCTATGCGCGCCGCTGGGCGCCAAGGTGCTGCAAAAAGATGGGGTAGCGATAGGGCACCCTATAGGGTAGGCAATGGGGTGGCGATAGAACCACCAACCACCAACCACCAACCACCAGCCGTTAACCTTAATCCTGTACCCGCCGTAATTAACCCACCAGAAAAGGTCAAGAGCACTGCGCGCGGAGCGCGCCTTGCTGTCCTTGCTGGATTGCCGCCAGAATGGCGTGAATGGGCAAAATCGAACAGGCCAGATTTAAACCCTGAAAGCGTGTTTGAGGAATTCAAGGACTACTGGCAAGCCACAGCGGGCAGCAAGGGCGTTAAGTTGGACTGGTTTGCAACATGGCGCAACTGGTGCAGGCGACAGAACGGCAGCGGCAAGGCTGGTAGCAGCGCATCAGCGGCACGCGAAGCAGAACGACTAATTTTCGGCAACAATGAAAGGGTGATCGAATGAACCAAGGCGAATATCAAGAATTCTCCGAAATGTTGGTTACGGTGTCGGAGTATTACGGGAAACCCCTGAAAGCGCCGTCTATCGCGCTGTGGTGGAATGCGCTCAAGGGCTGTGAGCTTGCGCACATCCGAGGCGCATTAAACGCGCACGTTCAAACGTCGCGCTTTATGGCGACTATCGCTGACGTGCTGGACGCTTTAAAGGCTATGGATGGCAGGCCGGATGTAGAGGAGGCTTGGTCAATCTGCGCGAAAAGCCTTAATGATGAAAGCGTTACAATTGTCTGGACGCAGGAAATGGCTACCGCGTTTGGCGTGGCGTTAGGCTTACAGGATGACCGGATAGCTGCGCGCATGGCGTTTAAAGAGGCATACCAGTCGGCCGTAGCCGATGCCCGTAAGCGTGGTGATCGGGCGCAATGGACTGCGAGCCTTGGGCATGATCTGCATGGGCGCATAGGTCCGGTGGAAATTGCCGTGCAGCAAGGAAAGTTAGCCCCTTCTTATGCACGGGCGTTGCTACCTAATTTCAAAGGGGCGGATGATGGCCCCAATCTACTGCAATGAGTTTTCCCCGCATACGCAATTGCGGCGCCACGTTTGACATGCCCGAACGCATCGGCCACAATCCCGATCGCGAGCAAGGGCAAACCGCCCGATAGATACCAAGGCATAGGACAAATGTCCTAGAGCACCGAGGACTGCGCAATAATCCATACAGCGCCCTCGTCGCAAATCGTTAAAACTCTTTCGGGGGTAGGGGGCAGATTTTGTTTGAAATACCTGTAAGGAACCTAAAAAATAAGCCAGAAAACGCATTGTTTGAACTGGCATCGAATAACGGCTGGATCACAACAAAGCGTGGTTGGCCTGATTTCATGGCGTTCAGCATCGAGACTGGCGAAATGATCTGCGTCGAATGCAAACCCAGGTTGCCAAGCGGACGCCTTCAGCTTTTGAAGCGCGAGCAGGCAAAATGCATGGATTACCTCGAATCAAAAGGCATCAGGTGCTTCGTTTCTGATGGCATCAAGCTGGAAAGATACAAGCCAGAAGTCCACGCATCGGAAATACAGCGTCGCAAGTCTCGCGCTGAACGCAGCCTAAGAAACCGCGCCAACAGATAGTAAGCGCGTGCCGGAACGGCTACAACGAATACACGACGCCAGGCCATTGCAAAACAGCGCATAGACGCGGAATCGGGGACAATCCTGCCGGTGGCACGGCAAAACCCCGCTGCGATGGATTCCAACCCCTTGCAATCCCGCCTGCAACGCGTTATAACCCGCGCATGAGCAATGAGGGAGCACTAGCTAACCTTGACGATGCAGCGGCCATCGAACGCATAGCGTCTGGCACTCTTTCAAAAGTCATTGCCGCAGAGTTCGGAGTTACTCCGTTCGGCCTGCGCAAACGCCTCGCCAAACACCCGGATTACAAAGAGGCTGTTGCGCAACAGGCGCATGCACTCGTTGAGGATGCTGTTAGCGAGATATTCAGTGAGGAGCTCGAATTAGACGCGGTAGCTATCGCGCGTGCGCGTGTTAGGGCGGATACAGCATTCAAGTACGCCAAGGCGCACAATCCAGACTACGCTGATAAGTCATTGAATCTAAACGTTAATGTGACCGTTGAGCAGGCCATTCAGTTCGATGCTGGCGCACTGCTGGATAGCGTGAGAGTGATCGATCAAGCGCGTGATTCGGGGGCAACTATGGGGGTAACTGCCGAGCGCATCGAGGACAATAGTGATGATAATCAATGAGTTACGTTGTCTGTTCGGTAGCCTACTCAACAATTGAACTAAGTAAGCACGCGCTATATGCGAGCAATTACTGACAAGTCGGTTCGGATTCAGCGGTGGCGGGGGTAGTGATGGTGAGGCTCATCCTCCACATGCCCGCCCCCTAAAACGCGATTCCAGTTTTGGCGCAAAAAAAATTTTGAGAGAGTGAATGCCCTTCACGCCCGACGTAGTAGACCGGCTGCACAAGGCGTCGATGACGGATGCGGTGAGGTATTGGGACGCGCTGGAGAAGGCTGGAAAGAAGATCAGTAGTGGGCAGTTGACGCAGGTGATGAGGGATTTGTGCCGGTGCGACAGGTTTTACTTGCTGGTTCGGGTTTGTGGTCGGAAGGACATGCTGCACCAGTGGATTTACAAGCGTTGCCGGGAGGTTGAGGCTGAACCGGACGGGTATCTGGATTTGTGGTCGCGGGAGCACTACAAGACGAGCATCATCACGTTTGGCGGGACGTTGCAGGCGATTCTTAAAGACCCGGATGTGACGGTGGGGATATTCAGTCATACGAGGCCGATTGCTAAGGCGTTCATGCGGCAGATCATGCGGGAGTTGGAGTCGAATGAAACGCTGCATGCCTTGTTCCCGGATATTCTGTGGGGCAAGGACGTGAAGCAGTCTCCCAAGTGGTCTGAGGATGACGGGATTATCGTCAAGAGGAAGTCGAATCCGAACGAAGCGACGGTTGAGGCTTGGGGCGTTGTGGATGGTCAGCCTACTTCCAAGCACTTCCGGGTTTTGATGTACGACGACGTGGTAACGGCGGACAGTGTAACAAATCCTGAAATGATTCAGAAAACCACGTCGTCGCTAGAGTTGAGTTTCAACCTTGGCAGCTTCGGCGGCGCGCAGAGGTTCGCGGGCACGCATTACCACTTTAACGACCCGTATTTCACGCTGATTAAACGCGGCGCGGTGAAAGTTCGGCGCTACCCGGCAACGGATGACGGCACCGAGGACGGGAGTCCGGTATTCTGGGATCGTGAGACGCTGACCCAGAAGCGCAGGATCATGGGGCCGTATACGTTTGGCACGCAGATATTGCTGAACCCGAAGGCGGACGCCCTGCAAGGGTTTAAACGCGAATGGCTGCGGTATTTCACGTTGGGCAAGTGGGAGACAATGAACGTCTACATTTGCGTTGATTCTGCCAACAGCAAAAGGAAGGAATCGGACTATACGGCGATGTGGGTGATAGGGCTTGCCGAGGACAATAATTTTTACGTGCTGGACATGGTTCGGGATCGCCTGAATCTGGTCGAGCGCTGCGACCGGCTGTATACGCTTGCGAAGAAGTTTGCCCGCAGGCTTGTCGAGATCAGGTACGAGCGCTACGGCATGATGGCGGACATCGAGCATATCAAGTCAGAGGGCGACCGCAGGGGATACCGCATTGAAGGCAAGATCAAGGAGTGCGCTGGCAGGGCTGGCAAGGATGACCGTATCAGACGCCTGCTTTCGGCTTTTGAGTCTGGCCGGATTTACCTTCCGCACAGCATGCACGTCACGGATTGGGAGAAAAATACCCGCGATCTGGTGCATGATTTCGTCGAGGAAGAGTACTACCCCTTCCCGGTCAGCAATCACAAGGACATGCTGGATTCTCTGTCGCGCATCATGGAGCCCGATTTGCCGTTACAGTGGCCGATCGAGGTTCAGCCGGGCTGGAACAAGCGACTGGAATATCCTGAAATGGGGATCGTGTGATGGACATACTCAAACGTGGCCCCGGCAGGCCGAAAAAACTGCCTGAAATCACGGATGAACCGTACGTTCCACGTGAAACCCCATCGCCAGTAAAGCGCCTGCGCCTGATTCTGCGTGACAACGACCCGCTGGCCTCCAAGGTAGTAGAAAAACTTCTGGATGTCTCGTCCGATGGTGTCGTCAAACTCACGGACAAGGAACTCGCGGCCTTCCGCAACTCCATCGTGGTGATTGGCTATGAGTGAAGAAGAACTGATTGCGGCAATAGATGCCGCCGAGTCGAATTGCTATGGCAGCGACACCACGACGGGCGACCTGAGCACCGAACGCGCCCGCGCGATTGACGACTACATGGGCAAACCCTATGGGAATGAGGTTTCAGGCCGCTCTCAGGTGGTTTCGCGCGACGTTTACGACACCATCGAGTGGATCAAGCCCAGCCTCATGCGGATATTTACCGCAGGCTCGCAGGTCGCCACGTTCGACCCCGTAGGCCCCGAAGATGAACCGCGCGCCGAGCAGGAAACGGACTACATCAATCACGTCCTGCTGGAAAAAAACAACTTTTTCACGACCTGCTATGAGTGGTTCACCGATGCCCTGTTGACCAAAAATGCCTATGCCTTGGCGTATTGGGATACCAGTGTGCAGGTCGAGACCGAGACCTACAAGGGTTTGACGGACGACCAGTTGACGCAGATGGCGCAAGACTCGCAAATCGAGATTGTTGCCCACGAAATGCGCCAAAGTCCGCAGTATGTGGATCAAATGGGGCAACCCCTGCCCCCGGTCATGCTGCATGACGTAAAAATCAGGCGCACCAAGGAATACAAGGGTGTGAAGGTGTGCGTGCTGCCGCCTGAAAACTGCCTTATCAGCCAACGAGTATCCGGTATGTCGGTGCGGGATGCGGATTTCTTCGAGTTTTGGGAAGAAATGACCATTTCCGAGATTCGCAAGCGCGGTTTCAAGGTGGACGACGATATCAGCGACAGCCACGGAACGGCGGAAAGCGAGGAATCCCTTGCCCGCGACCAGTTTTCAGAGACTTTCACCGGCAGGATGGACGGCACTGGCGTAAATCGCAAGGTGCGCCTGCGCACGATCTGGATCAAGTTCGATTTTGACGGTGACGGCATCGCCGAGCACCGCATGGTGATGATGGTAGGCCGCACTGTGCTCTACAACGAGGAATCGACCGGCGTGCAGGTTGCCGCCATCGTCCCCACGCTGCTGCCGCACCGCCACCCCGGCCTGTCGGTGCGAGATATGATCGCAGACCTGCAACTGGTCAAGACGACCCTCTGGCGTCAGATGCTGGATAACCTGTATCTGGCGAACAATGGCCGCTACGGTATCAGCGACAAGGTGAACCTTGAGGACATGCTGACCAGCCGCCCCGGAGGGGTCGTGCGCGTTTCCGGCGGCGGTCAGCCGTTGCAGGAAATCATGCCGTTGCAGCACCCGTTCGTAGCGGGTGAAGCCATCGGCGTGCTCGAGTACACGGATAGACTCATAGAGCACCGCACCGGAACCAATCAGTCTTTTACCGGCGTAGACCCAAATGCGCTATCCAAAGCCCATTCCGGCATTGCCATTGCCCAATTGACCAGCGCCGCAGCGCAGCGTATCGAACTCATTGCCCGCGTGTTTGCCGAGGGCGTGAAGGAACTGTTCCACATTGTCCATG